AGATTTTTGGGAATTGTTAAATTACCTATGCCAAATAATGTGTCTGATTCCAACAATGTTTCTTGGGGTGATGATAGTATGAATAATCTTTCTGCTGCTGCCACTGCTGATGTTGTTCAAAATCTTGACACGTATTTAAAAGCTACTACCACAGGTGGATTGGTAGGAGCAATACTTGGAGGAAATCCACAACAAGGAGCAGCATTAGGTGCTCAAGGAGCATTATTATATAAGTTATTAGGATCAGCAGGTTCACAATCAGCACAGGCACTATTAAAAACTGCTGGTGCATCTAAAGCTCTTTCAATGGCAGGATTTTCAGTGTCGCCAGAAAGTATTTTAGCAAGAGGATTTGGAGTTGTTCCAAATAGCAATCTTGAACTTCTATTCAATTCTCCCACATTAAGAGAATTTACATTTCAATATAGAATGAGTCCAAGAAGTGAACCCGAAGCAAGAGAGATTAATAAAATTATAAGATTCTTTAAACAAGGAATGGCAGCAAAAAAACAAAATAGTATATCAGGAAATCCTACATATGGGTCAGCAGGATCAGCATCTTACTTTTTAGGAACACCAAATGTTTTCCAATTGCAATATAAGACTACTGGGGGAAAAACAATCAAAGGCGTAAATCGTATCAAAACTTGTGCTTTGACTGGATTTGCTATGAATTATACTGCCGATGGAAACTGGTCGGCATATGATGAAGGACAACCAGTATCTGTGATTATGAATATGTCATTCAAAGAACTTGAACCAATTTATGATACTGATTATCAGGAGGATATTTTTGATGGAAGAAAATTTGTAGACAATAAACCTTTCGGTGTTGCCAATTCTGGTGATCTTTACCCAATCACACCAGACGAGGTAGGATACTAAAATGGCATATTTTAGAGAACTTCCAAATATCTCATATATTTCTCGTTTGCCTGACGTAAGCTCAAATGAAGAATATATTACAGTCAAAAATCTCTTCAAAAGGGCAAAGTTAAGAACTGATGTAGTTAATATTATTACTGCTTTCAATTATTATCAAGTAGAAGATAACCAAAGACCAGAAGTGGTTGCTTCTAAACTTTATGGTGACCCAGAACTTGATTGGGTTATTCTAATTACCAATAATATCACAAATGTAAGAGAACAGTGGCCTTTGAGTAATAATGACTTATACAATTATATGCTTGATAAGTATGGAACAGAACAATCACTATCATCCATTCATCATTATGAGACCATTGAAGTAAAGGATGAATATGACCGCCTTGTGGTGCCTTCTGGACTTCAAGTAGATTCAAATTTTACAGTTACTTATACTAAATTTGATAATACTTTATCCACTATTTCACCTGTCAAGCAAGTAACAAATTATGAGTATGAAACTAATACCAACGAAGAAAAAAGAAAGATAAGAGTATTAAAACCAGCATATCTATCGGCAGTGATTACAGATTTAAGAAATATAATGAAATACGATCAATCTTCACAATATCTCAACCAAACTACTAAACAATCTTATAATCCAAATCTAACAGGCGTATAAAAACCCTACAGACAAAAAAATCCCCGGAGATTTTTTCCGGGGATAAAGGTAATTAAAAGTTGATTTTGAAATCAGGAATTTGCAAGCTTTGAGAAGTAGCTGAGAGCCTCATCGTCATCCTCATCATTAGAACTAGAACTAGACGAAGAACTAAAAGAAGAAGTGCTCTTCGCTGTACGTTCTGCATCATAACTATCGTCTTCTTCTGATACTGTTTCTGGATCTTGAGTGCGAGCACCTTTAGTTCCAAGAACAGAAGAAAGACGCTTCTTCAAATCATCATAAGACTTGAACTGATCGTCGGCAACAAGTTCTGCAAGAGAATGCTCTTGTTTCCAAATTGCTTCCATTTCATCGTCACTATCCAGAAGAGTACCTGAAACAGCAAACTCACTAGAATCATAATTACGATAACCAGCAACGTTCTTTGCCTTCAGTTTGAAGTTAGCACCCTGCCAGAAATCAAATGGATCAATAGGAGTTTCATCTTCAAACTCTGGCTTCATAGCGGCAGAAATCTTATCAAAGATTTTTTTACCATACTTATAAAGGAAATTTTTACCTTCATTTTCAGGATTAGATGGATCTTTTACAACATAGATGTTGCTGATGTAAGTCAGTTTTCTTTTCTGCTTACGAGCAATCTCTTTGTTTGCATCAATTCCTGAATTCCAGAGACTAGAGTTATGCTCGCAAATAGGACATTTTTGATTGAGAGTTGTAACGCAATTATCAATCAACCATCCACCATTACCTTGAAATGCGTGAGAATAAATCTTCACAAATGGCAGATCTTCACCGTTTGGAGCAGGAAGAAAGCGAATAACGGCATAACCATTTTGGCTCTTATCTGTGGTCAATTTCCAATAACGATCATCTTCAGAAGAAGAACCAGCATTATTCAGTTTTTCAACTTCTTTGACTAGTTTTTCGGTTAAAGAACCAAGTTTGGATTGTTTTTTTAAGTTTGCGAATGACATAGGATTTTTAGATTAATTGGATGTTTTGGATTGGACTTTTTAATTGTAGCAGATATAAAATCAGTCGTCAAGTGATTTTTCAAGTTTATTGATAGTATTTTCTAATTGTTCAAAGAAAACGCTCAATCCTTTTTCTGGATTAAATCCAAAAAGTTGAGCGGATTGAGTGATTTTTTCTTTCATTTCTACTGCTTCTGGATCTTCAGAAAGAGACATTCTAAAAATAAACAATTTTTGTTTTTCTAAAAATTCTCTCATTGTATCCAAATGCTCCTTCTTCTTTTTTTTCGTAGAAGAAGGAAGATCGTACAATTGATTGAAAAGTTTTTCTTGTAATTGGTTTAATTCTGTCAAAGATTCTCTGACTAATTCGGAGTCAAAAAACTTACTCATAAACAATCTCCTTGAGGATTTTCTTATATCCTGCTACATTTATATTTAGGAAAGATTGGTACTTCTGGATTTTTAAGCTCACCATTTCCCACACAGGATCATTCATTTTTTTATCAAAATCTTTTACATAATCCAAAATCATATTTAAGATAACCAAGGTTTCTAGTGTAAGTGCTTTTTGTAGATACTTTTTAAGTATTTCTGGGTGATTGCCATTTTTACAATCAAATAAGTTTTCAAAATTTTCTTTTGATACAAAAACTTCACATTCAGTTTTAAACAAATAAGTTAAACTTTGAGATTTCTTTAACCAATTTGAATATGTGTCTTCACCATTACGAATAATATCGCCAATCCAGAGTCTTTCTGGATCATTACATTCAGCAAAATTAGCAACAAAGAAAGATTTTATTTCTTCATCATTTTTTTGGCGAGATATCTTCTGAAACCAGTAAATATCTTTTCTTTTTTTGAAAGAAGTTTCAGTCACTCTTGATTTTCCTCCATATTTAAAATAATCATATCTTGGGTTGGAGAAATGATTTTTAATAGAAATATATGATTTATAAACTTCAAATGGACTCATATAGGCAAACGTGCCTTGGTAGTCTTTTTAAGAAAATTCAAATGAAGAGCATCGCATTTTAATTTTTCTTTGAGTGGTTTTGAAACTAATTTTGAAACTGTATCAATTTCAATGCTATTCTGTTCACAATAAGACACAATAGCATCAATATAATTGACTTTAGAAATTTTTACAATTTGTTCAATATCTTGTGCAAATTTTTGAGGACATAAGAACTTATTGCTTAACTCTTCCTTTACTTCGTCATTCATACTGGGTATATTTAAATTTAGAAAACTTTCTAGTGGATTAGGCATAGGACATCATAACATAATATTTATTATAAGATAAATTAATCAATCTGTCAAGAATATTCTTGCAACTTATCATTAGTGAATTTTTTGATATACTTAATAACTAATTTCATATATTTTTCCAAATCTCTTTCTTCATAAACAACAAGTTCTCCATTTTCACAAGCCATAATAATGACAAGTTTCTTTACTTGAAGTCCAGTTCTTTCAAAAAGAGCCATACCATAAAACATTGCCTGAACGAAATAGTTTTCAATCCATTCCCGAGGTTTTGGTTTTGCGGAAGTCTTATAGTCAATAATCGCAAGTTCTTCATCAAACTCTGCGATGGTATCACAAGTACCAGCAACACCCAACACAGTACTATACAGAGCAGTTTCTACTCCATATATTTTATTCATTCTTTGAAGTGCTGGTTCAATTGTTTTGAATAATGTAGGAGCAGGTTCTGGAACTTCAGGAAGTTCTTGATTGGTGATGTAATTCTCAACAATACTATGTAAGTTTGTTCCTCTTGTAGTTGCTGCTTTAGTAATCGCATCTGCTTTTACGTCACCTACTTTTCTTCTCCAATCAATAAAGATTTGACGATTGAAATGGCTGGTTATAGAAGTGATGGAAACCATTTTTGTTGGTTT